AGCGGCTTCCCTTGCGGTGGTCCCGCTCAGCTTGACGCTGGTGTTGAAGCCTTCGTAGACCGTGTTGACTTCTTCGAGCGTTAGGCCAAGGGGGCGCAGGCGGGCGTAGGCGTCCGCATAGCCCTTCGTGCTTTCGGTGATGCTCAGACCAAAGCGCTGGCCCGAGCGGGCAGCACTATCAAGAACGGTCTTGTAGTCGTCTAGACCCTCGCTGAGGAATCGAAGTCTGTCCTGCTGGGTACTCAGTTCGACGGATTTGCCGACCGCCTGGGACACTTGCCTGACGGCCGTATCGACAGTGAGGTAAGCGGCTGCGTACTCACCAATACTTGCAACAAGACCCTTGGTTTCGCGATCTGTTCTTCCGTTTGCCCGGTCAAGCTTTTTGTTGCTGGCGGCGGCTCTGTCTTGGGCCTTGCTGAGACCGATAAGTTCGCCCTTGCTTGTGCGCCAGTTGCCGAGGGCATCCTTAAACGCACCGTTTTGGCCTCTGACGGCACTGGTCAGTTTATTGATGCTGCCGGTGGCACGGTTGGCCGAGGCGCTGACCGAATCCAGAGTGGAGTTGAAACCGATCAGACCGCCTTGAGCATCACGCCACGCACCAGCGGAATCCCGAAAAGCGCCACCTAGTTTGCGGACGGTCTTATCGAGTTTTTCGGCAGACTGACCAAAACCAAGCAACTGGCCCTTGGCATTGCGCCAGTTGCCCATGGCGTCCTTAAACGCCCCATCCAGCTTGATGATGGCATTGTTTAGCCGGCGGCCGGAGCCCTCAACCTGAGTGAGGGCCTTGTCCAACCGCTCCAGGTCGTTGAGACCGTTCACCTTGACGGCGATGGCTACGGTTGTGGACATAGCAACGCCGTCAGATACCCCAGTTTACGCCTAGCGTTTCCGCTTCAGCGTTTTCTGCTGTTCGTCATGCTGGACGGAGAGGAACGCCGACCACAACCACAATTCTTCGTAGGTCATGGTTGCACGCAACTCACTTAGCGTTTTTCCCAGGTCCTGACACAGCTTTAGCTCCAGAAGCAGTTCCTTGTCCTTCTGAAGATCCCTCTTCAGGACTTTTCATGTCCGTGTCGCCCTCTTCGCTGGATTCCAGCAGAGGGAGGAGGATCGACTCCACAACATCACCAGGGAGACTGTTGCGCATTGTCAGTAGATCTGACTGGTTGATGAGGCGATTGCCCACCTCATCTGTAGCCTTCAGCGCAAACAGCTGCATGGCAAAGTCGGTGCTGTCTTCTGGTTTAGCGGCCTTACGCGCCTTGGCACGTTCCGCGAGGGTGATAGGTGTGGAGTAAAAAGACAGAACATCGCCGTTAGGCAGCGTCACGGTTTTTTCGACGGGACGCATACTCACGGACGCTTTGATCCGCTCTAGGAAGCTTGCCATTCTGTGGTGGTTTGACTCTTTTTATCTTAGAGCAGGGAGTAAGGGGTAACCCACCACAGGAACCCCCTTACTACACCTGAGCGCCGCCTCGCTCAGCGCTGATCCACTTTACCTAGCCAACAGTTTCCCCATAAATAGTTCTGGGGTTGATGATGTTGTACGAGATTTCCGCGGAGGTTGGGTCGTCTGGGTTCACGCTGGTGGACATGCTGGTCAGCGTGATCTCGCTTTCGATGTAAAGCGATGCAGCGTCGTCAACTCCACCGGATCCATCGGACACGGTGTTGACGTAGAGCTTGACTGAAGCACCCTCTTGATTACGAAGCAGCACGTTGTCCTGCAGGCGGTTGGAGAGGCTGGTCTGGTCGTCGGTGAAGTAAACCATCATGGTTCCGCTACCAGTGGCGTAGCCGGGCTGGGTCTTACGGAAGGTGGCGTACTTACCGCCGATCGTCTCGGTTGAGCAGGGCAGAGACGTGACATCAAGCTCTTCGCGGGTGATCTCAATCGAGAAGTCCCGAACCTGGCAGACGACACTGTGCTCAGCAATTGCCACAGCGATGTGGTTTGCTGCTCCAGGCGTGTCAGCTGTACCCGTACCACCATCACCTGTAAGGGTGACCGCTGCACCGCCAGAAGTGGCGGAGACATCAATGGTGGTCGAGGTTACCGCTACAACGTAGTAGGTAGTACCAGCAGTTAAGCCAGAATCAATCGCGGCAGTGCCTTCCTCAGTAAAGACAATGGCATCACCAACCTTGTAATCGTTGCCTGAAGGAACAGTGATCGAAGTGCCGGCCGGAAAGTCGGTGTAGTCCAGCAAGCAGAAAGACGTTCCAGCGGGTTTGAAAAAGATCGAACCTTCTTGCCCTGTCAGGACAGAGGTTGAACATGCGACGGGCATAGGGCCACCTGAAAAAACAACAGCGGGGGCGGTTGCCTACGGGGGCTTAGGCCTACCAAGCCTACGGCACCCTTGCATTGAATGGTGCGGCCAGGTTGACCATGGCGTAGGGCTGGTCGCCGGCGGTGATGGATTGGGGCCCTAGAACGGCGCCGATGTTGATGCGGGGGCCGCCGGGCTGGTTCACAGTTTTGAGCGTATTGAGGGCCCGGATTCCTACAAGGGCCATGTCTTCGAGCCGCTTCATGCCGATCACACGGGAGGCGTAACAGGCCAGCTGCACGGTGCCCTGTATGTGATCAAGACCGGATTCGTTGACAGTGATGATCGGTGTAGTCACCTCGGGAAACACGATGCCGACCAGGACGTACTCGGCATTGCCTTCTGTGGGAGGTGTCTCCTGAGTGTTGTCGTAGACGACAACAACCGGCGGATCCATCAGCTCATAGGCCGAGGCCAGATGGGACTCGATGGCGGCGCGTATCGGGGCAAAACTCATCGGAATTTTTGAAGAGCGTTGTCCATTTCTCTTTTAAGCTTTCGCTCGTTCATTGTCTCGATCACCCTGAACCAGACCGCTCCACCCCGGCCGTTCTTGGCGTACATGGGGTCGTAACAGACGCGTTCGGCGTAGTCCAGGGTGCAGTAAATGAACCACGTGCGTTTGGCGTCTATTTGACCGCTGTACTGCTCAACCTCAACGCGGGCCTGGCCGCCGAGTCGTATCCCGACGGGATTCCAGGTCTCCGGGCGTTGCTTACTGCCTGGCGCATCGGGGTTTACAAACCATGACGAAGCAAGACGTCCTGTATCTTTTGGTGCTGCGTCCGATATATCAGCCTGGGTGTTGTCAATATGGGTCCGAAGCCCCTTATTGATTGCTTCGGTAATACCGGGGATCAAAGCCTTTAGTGATGTTCCGTTGATTGTTACTGCCATGTCATCCTCTCCTTTTTGGCTTGCCCTTGCTTTTGCCGTTTGGCTTAGCGTAGTTCTTCCCGCCTTTGTTCTTTGAGTAACCCATAGTCAGGACCTCACACGAAGGGCAATACGGCTGGATCCACTGGAGAGTGAGGACCAGCATTTGAGCAGGTCCTTCAGCCAGGGATAAGCCTTGATCACAGCTGGATCACCGCAGCTGCTGCAATCGTCGGAGCTATTGGGATACGCTGCAAAACTGATTTCCAGGTCACCCAGCTTCTGGTTCGAGACGTAGGTGTTCGGACCAGCGGCGGAAGCAGGTATCGGCTGGAGCGCACTGGGATTCTGTGAAAGCTGATAAGCCAGGTCGTAGGTGGCTTTCAGGATTGAACCGGGCATGGCTGTGCAGGTAGCAGCAACACCATCACAGGAGATGCCAGAGCGGGGCCATGACAGCGCCTGTGGCAGGTTCTCGTCGTCAACGCTGGGGCTACAGCGGTCACCGTTCCAGGGCACTGTCTCGAGGCCCCCGGTAGCGCCAATCAAGGCTTGTTCTTTGGCCGCTGTGTCTAGCGCTGCCCAGGTTGCGCCGTACCACTGGTTGACAGCGTGCGCATCAGCAGCGGCGACGGTGGCGTAGCTGTTGGCGGCTGATCCCCCGAGCGTCGCGTCCAGTGCCATTGCTAAACCCTTGTGATGTGGCTGATTGTCCAGCCCTCTCCGATCAGTCTAACCTTCGTGTTCTGTCCCTCTTTTCTGGGAACATCAAACAGCTGAAAAATACCGCTTTTGTAGGCATAGATCCTGATCAGTTGAACCACGTCCGAGGCTTCGGGGTGTCTTGATCAGGTTACGCACAAAAAAGCGGGGGTTTCCCCCCGCCTGCTAAACCTCACCAGTAGAAGGCTAACTCAAGGAATAACGCCACCAAACGGGCTGTTGACGGTGAGCTCAACCAGAGGGATCAGCCGTGGCTCGGTGTAGGTCAGTGCCCAGTTACCAGCGCTGGCAAGATCAGCGTTGGTTGGGTTGTCGCCTACAGCAGACCAGGACGTACCAGGAACGTGACAGACGTGGCTGTAATGAACAGCCATCACGTTCTGGAGGCTAGGCAGGTTGCGCTCAGCTTCGATCTGAAGCGGGAACTGGCTGCCAGTTACCATGCTGCCGCTGGTGCCTATGTAGCAGACGAACTGCTCAGACTGACCGCTGGTGCCGCGGATC